GTGGTTGTGCTTTAAAGCCACGACCCGTCACATCAAATGGGAAGTCAAACTCCGCAGCCCATGAGTCGCCGTGATAAAGGATGATGTCGTAGAGCTGAGCGGTTGTTGGAGTAGGGGTGCGTCCAAGGAGGTTGTTCTGGATGTAGACGCGCTCTGGCATACGAGAGTCGTCCACTTCCTGACCCATGTAGATTGGCACGTACTTGTTGGTTGTACGAGATGTACGTATGAGCGTACCAATCTCCATTTTCCAAAGACCAATATTGAGAGCCGAGCAGAGCTGATGATATTGGTCCCAACGAGCTTGGATGGTGTTAATAAGTTGGCGGTAGCGCTCCGAGCGGGGAATGCTTACGCCGTCTGGGGCTTGGATATTGATATCAAAAGATGCGTCTGTGGCGAGAGCCCATAAGGCTTCAATCGTAGCCAAGATAGTTAGGGGGTAGTCTTCAACTGGGGGTAGGGTTCCGATGGTAATTAAACTGCCGTAAGCATCTACTCTATTGTAAGTGTGCTGGGTCACAGCGGTATTAACAAAGCCCGTAAGGTCGTCGTCTGTAAAGTATCGGAAAACGTTGCCAGTGACTACGACAGCTTGACCTGCAGCTGGGGCGGTTACTAGATGAACTACGCCGTAGGTGACTTCTACTGTATATCCTGTGTTGATAGCTTGAGCGGTTCCGTTTACCGTAACCATCAGGGTGTTAATATCGACAGGCTTAACTCCAAGGGTAAAAGCCTTAGTTGAACCGTCGCCAACGAAAGTCTTGGTAAATTGTCTTGGTTGGTCTGCTAGTTCAAGTCGAACCTTAGAGACTAAAGTTGTTAAGTCGGCCACGTCCACCCCTGCTCGGTATCCATACAATGATGGCGGGTAATGCCCAAAAAATCAGCGCAAACAACAAAGGGCGCCCCGAAGGACGCCCCTGTTCAAAAGCTAGTATTAAATAACGCCAGCTAGGTAACCCTTTTCCTTTAGGTGGTCAGCGACAGCGCGTGTAACGCGGTACTTCTGCCCAGCTTTAAAGTTGTAGTTGTTTCCAACTCCAAGGGTCATGTTCTCAATATTCTCAATGACGCGGATTTCGACCATATCATCGTTTTCCTTACCAACGGTTGTGGCATTATCCACAATGATGGTTGGTCGATTAGGTACGGTTGCATCGATGACGTCATCCAGCTTCTCAGCCGCTTTAGCTGTAGCCAGAGACATTTCGCCAGCACGTTGAGCTTGCTCTTCAGCATATTGCTCCTGCATGGCAGCGCGGGTGCGTCCTGTGACATCGGACGGCTTTGGTTTTGTAGCCACTGTAAATCCTCCAATATATTGACTCGTAGGCCTAAGTTTAGCATAAGGAAACGGCCCTATCCCTTATGTAAAGGATAAGGCCGCTAGTCTTTACTTAACGCTTATGCGTGATTAAAGATTTCCTGCCAGGTCTTTGGACCAACAATTCCGTTGGAATCAAGACCAGGGTGAGCGTCTTGAATAGCCAAGATAGCCTTCTTGGTAGCTGGGCCATATTGACCATCAGCGTCAAGGTCCAAAGCTTCTTGGATAAGCTTTACGGCATCTCCAGTATCGCCAGGCTTTACTTGACCTGGGAATGGGGGAACTTGCTTAACTACAGGTGTAGCTGGGCTAGCATGGACCCCATCTGTGTATGAGGGGCGACCGAAGCCAACAACAGATGCCCACAAGTGGCGCTTGTTATCAACTTTGTAGCCGCGGACATTCATAGCACACTCGCCACCGTTATTAGGTGAGCCCTTTGGCTTTGAGTCTGGTGTGGTGTTTCCCTCTACAGTAGTGATGGTTCCATCGCCGTTGTCCTTAACCACAATACCAACGTGCTGAATTGGGCTATCTGGCTTAGCGGCTGGAATAAAGGAGAAGTAGACAAGGTCTCCTGGCTGTGGGTGTGCGTTAGCCGCATCTGCCCAAGCGCCCATCTTCTTAAACGCTGCTGCACCCGCTGGGGTGTAGACAGTATTAGGAAGCTTTACTCCTGCCTTATCAGCGCACCACATCATCAAACTTCCGCACCATGCTTGGAAGTTAGCCTTGGTAAAAGCGCCGTAAAGTGTTTCGTTATCTTTTGGTCCCTCGATAACACCAACCTGTGACTTAGCCACTTCAAGCATACGAGCTGCTGTTCCTGGCTGGGCGTCCGTTACTGGTGGTACTGGGTTTCCTACATTTCCTAATGCCATGTTATTCCTTAGTTGTAGTGTGGGTCGTCTTCTGGAGCTGATTCTACAGCTGGGGCAACAGGTGCTGCAGGGGCAACTGCGGGTGTAACAGAGCCATCAACGGCAGAGACAGTGAGGTCTGTGCCTGACTGACGAGCTTCTACCTGAAGGTCTGCTGCGGTCTTAGCCTGGGTGTCAACAGCAGCAAATGCTGCGTTAATTTCATCAAGTGATAGCTTGCCGTCGTCCATGAAGCCACGAGCTAACTTCTCTACAACAGTTGCACAGGCAGTAAGGCCTGCTACGGTCATTGCTTTAAGAGTAGAGATGTGGGCGATTGCTCCAGCACCGATAACTCCCAGTGCGCTTGCTGTGAACGCCGCGACGATGCGCATAAGGACGTTCCAGAATAGCTTAATGTTGTCTTTCATTACTTCTTCTCCTTAGGGTTTCTTATTCTGAACGATGTAATCCAAAGGAAGGTCGAGAATAAAATCGACTCTCCGATTACCTTTTTTGCCGAGCCAGTCAGAACCAGCCAACCTACGAAGAGACCCAGGAAGGTCCAAATCTGGTTAGCTAGGTCTTGGATGAGCTCTCTAATGAACTTCATTAGTTTCTCCTTCTCAGTTGGGCAATCTGACCAGCAATCAATGTTGCGACCAGAATCTTCTTTGCCTTCTTGCGGGTAATTGGAGACATGTCATTTCCGATGTTCTCAACCGCTACGAAGGACTTGTTTAATGCCTCTACTCCAGGTACTGAGGCAAGGGCACCTGTTACAGGCTTTGCCACTACTGGAACAGCAACGTCAGGTGAGTTAAATGTGGTGCCTCCTGGCTGACCGATAAAGGTCGCAGCCACCGTGATGGCGTCTGGAGGAATCGGGAGACCAGAACCAGGAGGCGGAGCAGGTGGAGTTAACTTGCCGTCTTCACCTACAACTTGTGGAGCGGATTTAGTTCCGTAGAACGCAATACCACCGTTCTCCACACCTACTTGGTCTACTTGTACGTGCGCCACAAGTACTTCTGCTGGCGCTTCTTTTGGTGTAGTATCGGACAATTGGTCAGGATTATTAGGAACAAGTCCAGGTACTACAGGAGGACTAGATGGCTCAACTACGGGTGCAGGAGTTGGCGTCGGCTCTGGACTGGGCGCAGGAGCGGGTACAGGCTCTGGCGAAGGAGCAGGTGCGGGTGCTGGGCTTGGCTGCGGCGTGGGTGCAGGAGATGGGTCTGGAGTTGGAACAGGGTCAGGGGTTGGCTGCGGTGCAGGAGCAGGTGACGGCTCTGGCGAAGGAGCAGGCTCAGGAGTTGGAGTGGGTTCAGGTTGTGGCGCAGGCTGCGGAGCAGGCGCAGGCTGAGGTTCTGGCGCGGGGGCAGGAGTCGGAGTTGGTACGGGAGGCGTCACGACAGGCTGCTGAACAACTTCGCTGGAAGATGTATCAGTAATAACTGTGGAGGTATCAACAATAACTGTTGATGTATCGGGCGTAGAAACTACCGTGGAGGTGTCAGGTGTCTGAGGTACTGGGTCTGGTGTTGGTGACGTTGGGGTTTGTTCTACTGTCTGTGTATCTGACGGTGCAGGAGTATCGCTGGGCGAAACAGTGGGAGCTGGAACAGCGGTTGAAGAGTCAACAACGGTACTCGTCTCTTCCGTGGCAGGAGGAGTCACGACGGGCAATGGAGGAATCACTACGACGACTGGTGGGTTCGGGTCCGCAAGATACACCGTCACAGAAGCTGACTGATTAGAGTACATTTGCGCCGTGTCATTATCTGAGCGCACAGTAAAGCTATAAGTGCTATTCCAGCCGCCTGTGCTTGCAAACATATCAGGCGTTAAAGTTAAAGAGTTAGTGGTTGATGCCACGCCCCACCCAGCGGAAGTTCCATTGGTCCAGAAGATGGCATACCGCTCTGGGATTAATCCTGAGGTTGGCGCATCCCACGTTAAGGTAACTGAGCCGCCCTGTGAGGTCTCTTGTAGATTTGTAGGGGTGTTGATAACTAGCGGTGGTATAGCTGCCAGTACTGCTTGGTCTGCAGCAAGCTGGGACTGGTCTAATAACAAAGTAGCCTGTGCGTCAGTAACAGCTTGAGCAGCTACGCCATCAGCTGCCACATCAGCGTTGTATTTAGATTGAGCTGTTTGAATAGCGGGAAGTAAGCTGGCGTCTTTAACCATATGAACTACCCCAGTAGAGAAGGCTGAGGCTGGGACAACGACGTTATTCCAGTACAAAGATACTGCCGCTCCACCGCCGTTCTCGTAATACCAGACAGTGATTTGCTGGGGAACTCCCGCTGTAAATGGGATAGCCGCTGAGGTAGAGCCGCCGCCACCTTTATCAAACCAGTCGTTAATAATCATTACGCCGTTAATAAATACTCGGGCACCGTCATCAGCAGGGGCGTAGAATCGGTAGCTTGTAGTCGTAGGTGAGGTTATGTAGCCGCTGAACTGAACGCCTACACGGTCAGATAGGTTGGTTCCTAATATGACGCCTTGGCCCCAGTTGTAGTTAATCTGAGAAACAGTCAACGTTTTTACTAGAGTGGATTGGCTAATTGTTGGTGAGCCGCCTTGAGGTGAGTCGTTGTACACCTGTGCGATAAGACCTGCAGTAACGGTAGAGCCGTCGGTTACTGAGCTATTGTCATACGCTGCTTGTGCAGCGGTAAGTGCTGCAGAGTCTGTTGTTACGACTTGGTCTGCCACAGCTTTTGCAGCTGTAGCAGAGTCAAGTATCTGCTGAGCCAGCTGTGTGGCGGTCTGGTCAGCAGCTATCGCCGCCTGAGCGGACGAAACCTTTTGCTGATAGTCGCTGTACAAAATGACAGGACTATCCGAGTGTGCTGGTGTGGCGAGTATTAGTGGGTATAAACCTGCGAGTAGTGTTACAAATAGTGCTGCGAATAAACGCAGTGCTCTCAATCAATCTCCCGTTGACTAGGCTTTAAGTATAAGTCCTAGCCCTCAAAGAGTCCCTACAAAGGCAAAAGGCCCAGGTTGCCCTGGGCCCTTGCTATTAAGTTGTAACTTAGTTGGTTTCTGCAATGATTACAGACTGGTCAGTGATAAGACCAAGACCGAAGATTGAGTACCAAGCAAGTGCGTGCTCACGACCGAAGTCCAAGATACCGCCATCGCGGAGCTCGACTGGGAGTGAGATTGCGTGACCGAATGCGTTATCTCCAATGAAGATAGCTGAATAGCGGTCGTTTGAACCGTTACCTGTGAAGGTAGCAGGAGTTGTGTAGCCTCCACCAGGGGTTACTGTTGGGTTAGCAACAGCGGTGTCTGCGCTGTAGTTAGCGCCAGCACCGTTAGCAACCTTAAGAACCTGAGTGGTCTCAATGAATACGCAGTCGTACAAGCGACCGATTTCACCGAGCATGAAGTTTCCTGGAGCAGCGTACTTGGTGACTTCAATGAATTCTGGATTGTCACGAAGCTTGCGGCTTTGGTGTGGGTGAACAAACGCAACGTAGGTTTCGCCCAAACGAGGGATGTTCTTGGTTGCGAGGCTCTCGATGGCATCCTTGACAGTGTGAGGTGTCAAGTAGAAGTTGCCAGTCATAGAGGCGCGGTTTGTACCCTTTGTACCATCTGCGTACCAGTTGTTGACAGCAGAGAGGTTTGAGCGGTCTTCACCGTAGATGGTTGAAGATGCTGCGTAGAGGGTGTCGCGTGAAAGCTGGTCAAGATAGACAGCCATGTTACGACCAAGAAGACGTGAAGCAGAAGCCATAACGTCATCGAATGAAGCGTTGAGCAAGAGCTCTGAAACTGCAAGAGCATAACCATGCTCAGTTACAGTGATTGAGAACTGCTGTGCGGTCAACGCGTTGGTCTGCATACGAACACCTTCGACGAGCGGTGAAGCAAAGCCGAGGTTGTTGTAACGCATGAAGTTAATTTGAAGACCAGGGGCAACGCCGAGTTCGGTCTTCTTTACTGCGAACTGCTCAAAGCGAAGGATAGGCATAGCCTGGAACAAGATTTCCTTGGACCAGATTTGCTGAATCGCCTGAGTCAGCTGGGTATTGGTACCCGAGTAAGCTGTTGGAGCGGCTGCAAGTGAGCCAGTTCCTGTAATTCCTGAAGCCATTAAATGGTTCCTCTTTCGTTAAAGTGGGTTGAGGTGTTTGTTGTTAACCGAACAGACCCTTAGTTACCCCACGAGCTGAGTCGCTCATCAGGCGGTTTCTGTACTTAGCGTATTCGTTCATCGGCATAGCTGCGATTTCTTCAGCTGAGAAGTTACGTTGTTCCGAATTGGTTTCCAGTGGTCCTGCAGGAGGCAAGGTTGCCCTTGTCCCCGTCATATCCCGACGAGCTGCGGTCATTGCTGACTGAGCTGATTCGAGAATCTTTGCGGAGCGCTCCTTCAAGCTTTCAAGGCTTGAATCGAGCTCTTCGCGATTATTACCACTCACGAGGTCTAGCAGTTCTGGGATGATACTTTCCCGTTCCTGCTCCAGGCGCTGCTGGCGGTAAGATTGCAAATCTGCATAAGCGCGTTCTTGTTCCAGAAGAGCGATGGCGCGTTCGCGTTCGTTACGCTCACGCTCCAACTGTTCTTTCCACTCTTGCTCTTTAATCTTGATGAGGTCCTTGGCATCAAGGTCCTCTTCAATCTTAGCCTTTTCTTTTTCTGCTTTCTTAGAAAGCTTCTCAGCTTCCTCAGCAGCTTTACGAGCGGCTTTTTCTTCCCGTTCCTTCTTTAGCTCAAGAACTTCGTTCTTTAAGCTTTCAAGTTCAGGATAGAGCTTGTTCTTCTCTTGTGCTCGTACCTTAGCTAGGTCTTCCTCAGTATAAAACTTTGGTGACTTAGTAGGTGTAGTAGTTGTAACAGTAGATGCGTCAACATCCGACACGTTTACAACTGGAACTGTTCCTGCCTCGGCTGCAAAGCCTTCGACAGCTGCTTGTGCTATTTCTGACATAGTGCGTCCTTATCCTCTGGGTCGTCTTCCGAATGCCTTGCGGCGTGCCACATATGACCTAACGTATTTGTATATTCAATTTTGCCTTACGTACGAATTTTTACAGCCTAAACTGTTTATTTTTCGTAGTCTTCTGGTACGCGCTTTTGTGGAAGTTGCGTGCCATAAGCTTCGGTTACTAGACGGTTACGCAGTTGCGATTCACCCGCCTGGTTCAACAGTGTTGCTTCATCCAAGATAGGAGTTGGGCCACCCATTGGCATAGCTGGCTGTCCTTCTGGACCTGTTGGAACTGGGGCCGCTTGACCGTCTGGGCCAGCGAGCATGCCAGTTAGAGATGCAATTTCGTTCTGGATTTCAGTCTGTAGGAGCTTAAGAGCGCCGTCAGCCTTTGCGTCATCCATGAGCTCTTGACGAATCTCAGTGAGCTTCTCGGCAGGAAATGCCTCTCCAAGCAGACGCAAGGCGCCTTCCTTTGACTCCAAACCAAGGGACATCTTGGTCTGAATTTCGTTCAGGACGATGAGCTTGTCCAGAGGAAGTGGAGGTGGGAAGTGAACATAAGAACGGTAAGTCAGTGGGTCGTCAGGGTTGAGCTGAGCTACCTGACCTGGCTTAAGAGGTGTGTTGCTGGTCTGAGGGTCCCAAGTAAAGGTCTCAGGTTCCTTGACTGCAAGGTTAAGCATGATGAGTTCGTTCACACGCTCTAAGCCGTGTGCGTACTGAATAATCTTTTGGTGGTAACGAGCCATAAGTGGCTGGAACTGAATAGAGAGCGCAACGCCTGAGGTGTTGGAAATAGGCTGTGCTTGACCAAGGGCAGTCTCTGGCACACCTGTCATTTCGTGCATGGACTTCTTTAGCATTGCCATGAATTCCATGGCGCCCTTTAGACCTTGGGCGCCGCCTTCAAGGTTCTCTACGCGGGCGTCTTTTGGCAGACCCGCCCAAACCTTGTTGGCTCCCTTTTCTAGTTGTGAAGCTTTTGCTCCGATAATGATGGTGACTGGCGCCGCGTGGTAATTAACGATGTCAGCGATATCAGTAGCCGTTTCGTTGTACGTACGGTTGATTGAAATAATCTGGTCGCAGTCAGACAAACCCCAAGGAGAACCAGAGATACGGATATTAGGAATGTGAATAACGGGAATAGTACCGAGAGGATTAGGGCGAGAGTCAATGAGTTCGTCGTTGATGTACTCTTCAATCGTGTCATCGGTTAGGATTTCCGTGTATGTGAAGACCTGGCGCGTACCTTCAAGCGATGTGCCCCAAAAACGATACTTGAGCTTAAAACGAATAAGACGCTCACGGTCGTGAGGATGGAATTCTGGAAAAGCGAACGACGAGTTAAGAGGTAGGATGCGGACACGTCCAGGGTGAGCGCGGCCAGCAGTATCGACATAAGCTTCTTCATAAGCCACCTTAATAAAGCAGTCGCCTGAAACAGCACCCTGCTGTCCAATTTCCCAGAGGACGGTTGCTTTGTTGTTATCTACTTCCCACACACGCTCTAGGAGCTCGGGAACAATCGCCTCAGTCTCTTTAGGGGAACGGAAGTCCACACCTTTGCCGAAGGTAAAGTTAACGATAAAGTCTGTAAAGGCGCGGAAGTAGTTCATAACCATCTGAGCTTCGCCAGTCTGACGGCGGTAGCTGTAATGATGACCCAGATACATGGCCCAGTTAAGGGAATAGCGATTTAAGCGAGGTCCGTGGACTTCAAACTCTTCATCCGCAAGCTCAACAAGTCCCAGAGGGGAGATGGAGATTGTTAGGTCAGAGGAGGCTGCCCGATAACTCGGTGGCGAGAAATCAATGGAGCTCACCGACACGTCCTCTCAATAAGTCTATTTGTCGACATAGTGTAACACACTAAGCTAGTTATTATCTTACGCGTTCGCCGTAAGTGATGTTCTTGCCGACAGGCTTCATAACCTTCTTCTTGTCGGCTTCTTCTTTACGCTCTTTAGCCTCTTCTGCGTAGTCGCGCATACGGGGGTCTACTTGAGCCTTGGACTCTACAAACTTGCCGCCCATTTGTAGGTAACGAGTATGAATCCAGTGAGCTTTAGCTGGGGAGTTTTTAGAGAAGCGCGTCAAAGCCTGGGCCTTAATCATGTTCCACAGCTTGGGATTAGCGGGGACTTGCTTTGGTGTTTCCTTGGCTTCTTGGCCTCTAATAAGCACAATTACTCCTCAATAGGTCCTGCCCCCGCCACGTATTCGCCGTAGAAACGGGGGACAGAAAACTATCTATTTAATTAGTCGTTGATTACTGATGGGTTCAAACGCTGTTGGTGAGCTCCGTTGCGGAAGACTTCCTCGATGACGTTTGAGCCGTGGTCAGCAAATGCACCGTTTGAAAACTCTGAAAGAGTATTTGGTGCTTCGACCCATGAAGCTGAGCCTACGTGAGCACGCTCGCGCATGGTCTCTTCAGCTGGCTTCTCGAAAACATTTGCATTGCGGTTTGGACGACCTGCTGCTGGCTGATAGCCCTGAGCTGCGCCCTTTGAAAATTCCTGTGGAACGTCGGTGTCGGTAGCGATACCTTCTTCGAAGCGAAGTGGGCCACGTTGTCCTGGAAGAGCTGCTGACATCTTGCGGTCGTAGACAGCGCCTTCGCGTTCTGGGAACTTAGGGGATGGTGCGATTGTCATATATGACTCCTTGAAATATGGGTTTGAGGACCTCAGTTAAAGTGTGCTACAGAAAGACTCCTACGTAAGGCTAAACGGCCTATCTAGAGAAGAAGAGGTTAGAACTCACTTCTACAGATGGCATCGCCAAGTCCATAGTCATGCAGACTGCAAGCGCCAAAGAATCAGCAAAGTCGTCATGGGCGTGGGCTTCGTCAGGGGCCGCGGCAAGGAAGTTAGGTCCTTGGAACTTAACCTCTAGGTCAGTCATCTGTTGGTAGAAGCGCTTCCATGCCTTGAGGCGACGGGTTTTAGCATGAGCAGGCCACCCCACCATGCGGCGGTCAATAAGGGCCTTTAAGTGCTTCCAACGCTTGGACTGCTCTGACTGAGAACTGCCGATTGAGTGAACCTCAGCTCTAGGCAAAAGTAATTTCATACGTTGAGCTACTGCGTCGCCAACTCCGTTAGCATCAATACCTACAGCAAGTACATCGTAGTTAGCAAGGAAGTTGACAATCTGAAAGTACTGGTCTTCCCAGTCGTCTCCTTGGATTTCTAGCCAGTTAAGAATACGGTGGTCGTAATAGCCAAACTCATCTGGTCTATCCCAATCAACCCAAACAACTGTAACTACAGTGCTGTCCATCTTACGGGCTGGGTCAATGCCTACAACCACAGGGGAACGATGCCATGCTTTAACAATCTCTTGAGAAGTATCGCCAAGCTCATCCATGATAGATGAGGTGACGAACATGCCGCGTTCCAATAACCATTTTCCGCAGTACGACATCTGGAACTCATCAGATTCCTCACCGATACGCAGCATCTCACGCTTAATGAACTTGGCATAGTTAGGGTTGCACTTGGCAACATCGCGCCAGTCCCATTCAAAATGGTTCTGCCGTGCGCGGCTACCTGTCTGGCGGCGCTTGTTCAGCTGGATTGAACGGTAAAAATTATTCTTGCTAGTAGTCGGCGTGCCAGTCTTGACCATGGTTCCAGAGTAATAAGCAAGCATAGGACTAATGGATTTGCTAACCACAAAATCATCCGCCTCTTGGCACTCATCAATAACAATAAGATGAAAAGACTTAGACTCAATCTTGGCCCTCGGGTTTGCGGTCATCATGGTTAGGGTAGAGCCAGAGTTCTTAAGCTTAATCTGGCGTGTGACACCTGCCACTTTACTAACAGCGTCATCAATCTCTGCGTCCGCAAACATCTCGTTGGCAATCTCAGAGGTAAGGCGATTAATAGCACGGCCGAACAGGGTTTCAACCTGCCCTTCGACGGGGGCAAACATGCCCACCCAGATGCCATTCTTATACTTGCCCAGTAGGTCTGGGTACATCTTTGCTAGACGGGGGAGCAGAATCATCAAAGTAATAACTGTATTGGCAATAGTCTCGGACTTACCAGACTGACGAGCTGCTAGGGCTGTGATTTCTTCGCCGTCATTAATAATAACTGATTCAATAATACGTCGGGCTAGCGGCACCTGATAGGGGTGAAGGTCGTGGCCTACAAAGGTAGCCATGAACTGCATGATGCGGTCAATCAGCATTTTGACAAATTCTTTAGAGAGCTCGTCTAGCTCTTCTTCAGGCTCTTCGTTAAGGAGCTCGTTTTCCTCTTCGTCTTCGAGGAACTCCTCTTCATCGATAAATTCTTTGTCGCTCATGTTGTCCGATTCAGTAGCAGGTCTCTACAGTCTAGATGATGTAACAAAGCCTGAGTCGTTAAACTCAGGCTCTGATGCCACACGGGAGAGAAGGAAACGAGGCTCTATAAGTGTAGTACAAATGTCGACAAATTGCTAATCGCTTTATTACAAGCCTGTCACTGTAGTGCGTT